TATATTTTGAGGCGTACCCGGTGGGCACTTATAGCATCGAGGAGGATGAGAATGGCGAGGTGGACACGGTCTGCCGGACGCTGTGGATGACTCCCAAGCAACTCAAGCAACGCTACGGCAAGATTCCCGAATCCATCGAGAAGAAGATGGAAGACCCGCGCGAGCGGACACTGCCGCTCGAGGTCAAACGACTGATTCGCCCGCGGATGGATCGTGACCCGCGCAAGGTGGACGGGAAAAATAAGGCGTGGGAAAGTTTCCACATTCTGGTCAAAGAGAAATTCATCCTGGCGGAAGAGGGCTACGATGAATTCCCGGTGGCGGTGTCCCGCTGGGAGCGCTGGGGCAACAGTCCCTATGGGTGGCCGCCCAGCTACATGGCGCTGAGAGAGGCGACGCAGGCGAATTTCATCGAGATGATGTTGGACACGCTGGCCGAAACGGCGGCGTTTCCTCGGGTGCTATACCCTGCGAACATCAAAGGGGATGTGAATTTCCGTGCGCTCGGGCTGACCTGTTATGATCCGAGCAATGGCCACAAGCCGGAAGAATGGCTCACCAATGGTCGCTACGACATCGGCAAGGACAGGCTGGCCGACAAGCGCAAGGCCATCGAGGACGCGTTTTATGTGCCGCTGTTCAATGGGATTTCCCAACTTGGCAGCGATGCCACCGCCGAGCAGGTGCGTGCGCTGGTTTCTGAGTCCCGCGAATTGTTCCACCCGATCCTCGCCGGGCTTACCCGCGAGTTCCTTTCCCCGATCATCCGCCGGAGTTTTTCCATCGGCCTGCGGCAAGGACTTATTGAGCGACCACCTGATGAGCTTCTCGTGCGGGGCGAGCTGGGACTCTACCTTGAGGATCCCGGCGTTGAATTTACCAGTCCCATGGCGTTGGCGCTCGAGCAGAGCCAACTCGCCAATTTTGCGGACGCGATGAACGTCATGTCCATCGGGGCGCAGTTTAACCCGAGCGTGTTTGATTTCGTCAACTGGGGTACCATCGGCCCAGCGTTTTTCCGCTACAAGGGCTTGCCCGAGAATTTCATCCTACCGGCGGAGGGCATCCAAGCCATCCAAGAGGGACGTGCGATGCAGGCCCAAGCGGCCATGGCCCAGCAAGCGGCCGGCGCGGTGAACCAACTCGGCGGCGCTCAAGGGCTCTCGGATCTTTCCGAGCTGCAACCGCCAGAGGAAGCCGCGTGATTTTTCCATGACGACCAAAGACCATGCCAAGCAAGAAAGCCAGAACCGTGACTCCATCACCCGAGCACAACAATCCATCCTCTCCGACTACCGAGCCACGTTTGGATCCGATGCCGGAAAGCGAGTTCTCGAATCCCTCAAGCACCTTGCCGGACACGGCAAGCCTGCCTACCTACCAACCGCCGGGGGTGTCATCGATCCCTACGCCACCCACGTCCGCGTCGGTAGACAAAGCATCGTTGACGAAATCATCGCCAACCTCGCCACCGCCGAAGATGCCCAAGCCGATACCGGCCCAGGGGCCGTCAAGTGAGTGCCCACCCGCCAAGTGCCCGGTGCAGGGTGAGGGCGGGGCGGATTATCTCAACTGGTCGAGTGTCCATTACGACGACACCCGGTTCTTGGAAACCTACCAATCACGAGCTCAGCACATGATCAAACTGCACGGTGACAAGCTCACCGCGGTGGCTATTGCGAGACTGAACTCGCTCCCGATTTACTATTAAAAACATGAAACAACGATTCCAAAGACTACACAATGAAGCCGTCCTTGAGGGCGGCGATGGCGGTGGGGATGGCGGCGGCGCTGCGGCGGCTACGATCACCCCACCGGTGCATTTCAATCCAGACGGGAGTTTCTCCGAGGGCTGGACTAGCGGGCTCGGGGATGAGTTCTCACCTCATGCCGACGCGCTGAAAGATTTCAAGGATGTGAAAGGGCTCGCCAAGAGTTACCTGCATTTCCGCAAGACTGGCCCCGCTTACCCTGGGGAATCCTCTACGCCGGAGGAAGTCTCCCGCTACCAAGCGCTGGCCCAGGTGCCCACCGAGGGCTCGCCCACGGGATACGGCGTGACTCTGCCAGAAGGTGCCAGCGATCTAGACCGCGAGGTGCTGGATCGGATCACCGCCATCGCTCAGAAAAACCATGCCAGTGCCCCCGCGGTGCGGGCGATGGTGGCCGAGTACCAAACCATCCAGGCGGAGGCGGCCCAGGCGTTTGCCGACGAGGCCGCCAAGGTGCAGAAGGCGGCACAGGACGATCTGGTGGCCGCATGGCGCGGAGACTTCGAGGCGAACAAATCCACGGTGCGTCACCTGGCGACAACCTTGGCATCCCAAGCCGGGATCAATCCGGATGACCCATCATTTGCGAACATGGTTTCCAACCCTGCCTTTGGCAAGATGATGCTGGAAGTTTCCAAGCTCACGCGCGAGGACGGCATCCGCACCCCTGCCGGCATGGGCGATCTACGCAGTCCGCGCCAAGTGGCGGACTCGATCATGGATGGGTCTGACCCGGTGTGGGGCCAGAAATGGAAAGATGGCGACCACGATGAACGTCTCGCCGCGTACCAAGAGGTCGCCCGCCTGTTGAATAAAGTTTCTTGAGAGGGAAAGCGAGCCGGAAGGAAACAGTCAAAAGCGAGTGCCTTGACTGGCCCAAGTGGGAACCTTCCGGCTTTTTCGTGCCTAGGTGGCAGGGTTTGCCGTCTGTTCAATCGCGAAATATTTGGGATTCCCTCATGTTTCGTCCGTGGCCAAGCCATGGACTATTTCCGCAAGGAAACCCAATGGAAGATGCCACCGCCACGCGGGCGATAACGCGTAGGCGATGACCCGCGTGTGCGGCCTATCGGAACCGGAACCCTTCAAAGATTCCTAATCCAATAGAAAACACACTATCATGGCTATTCCAGACCATTTCACTACCATGTTCGGCAAGAGTTTCCTCACTGCCGTCCAACAAACCGAGTCGCGTTTCCGTAAATGCGCGACTGTCACGACCGGTTGCACCGGTGAAGCCAAGACGCACAACTACGACCTTCCCATCGATGATGAGGAAACGACTGGTGAGCGCCTTCAACGCACCCGCCTGCAAGAAATCGATACCTTCAAACGCTGGAACCGCCCGCGCAAGTTTGACCTTGCCACGGTGGACGTCCCGTTTGACGAGATCCTTCTTGCTCCGACCATCATGGACGGCGGCCGCCACATCAACTCTCACCAAGCCGCGTATTCCCGCCGCCTGGACAAGACGTTTTTGGAAGGCCTGTTTGGCGTCAACTACGTCGGTAAAGACGGAGTGACTGTAGCAAACATTCCTCCGACGAACATCATCCAGAATGATTACACCATTCCGTTAAGTGGGTCGCAGACTGCCAGCAAGCTCACCGTGGACAAGATCCTTCATGCCAAGACCATCTTGAGAAACAACGACAGCTTTGGCGACGACGCCATGGCCCGCGGTGTTTCGCTGTGGGGCTGCATGACTCCTGACATGGAAGAAAGCCTATTGTTTCTGGCTAACGCCTCGAACGGCTCTGCTGCCAACCGCCTCTTCTCCCGCGACTTCATGCCGCCGGTGGTTGATGCAAATGGCGCGATCAGCTTCTTCCTTGGAATCAACTGGGTGCGCTCGACGCAACTCTTGTTTGATACCTCGGACGCTACGCTCCAATACGCCGGCGTGTGGACTTCCGAGGCCGCCATGCTCGACATTTGGAAAGAGAAAGTCACGAAAGTGAGCGAACGCCCGGATCTGAAATACGCCACCCAATTCTATTCCGAATACGCATTCGGCTGCGTCCGTAAAGAGGACAAGATGGTGGTGAAAATCGCCGCGAAAGTAGCCTAATCCTAACCAATAAATAAAACGAAAGAACCAAAATTATGGCTAACTTCAAATCGTCTTACATCACCCGCCAGGAGCAAATGACTTCTTCCTTGGCGGCCGAAAGTGCAAACCTCACGGGCAAACTCCCGTTGGTGCAGCACATATCCTACCAACTGGTTGGCACCGAGGCCGCGGCTGATACCATTCAGTTGTTCGACCTGCCGCCCGGCTGTGTCATCATTCCTCAACTCAGCTCGGTAACATGTGCTGATCCTGGGACAACGCTCACGCTCGACATTGGCGACGCTGCCGACACTGACCGCTATGCGGACGGTATCGTGATGAGTGCCGGTGGCCTTGTGAACTTTGCCTCCACGTTGCCAGTACCCGCAGGCATCACCACGCCGTATCTCCCGACTGCTACTAGCCGGGTGATCTGCAAGGTGGACACTGCCACTGGGTTGACCGCTGGGGTGGTTCTCAACTTCCTCGTTGCGTACCGCATCAAGGGCTGAGTCCTGAGCCTCTGTTTGTTCATGGCAGAACTGGGGCCGGGTCTGAAGGTAGTCTCTTCAGGTCCGGCCCTTTTACTTTTTAAAGAAAAATGATAACCACCGTCACCCAGATTTGTAATCTCGCACTTAGCAGGATCGGCGCGAGGCGTCTGGCATCCTACGAGAGCGACACCACCACCGAGGCCACCGCGTGCCGGCTGCACTACGAACTCGCGCGGGACGGGCTGCTGCGGCGCCACCAGTGGGACTTTGCGAAGAATGACCAGGCACTGAACAAGCTGCCAGATTCTGCCTCGCCCAAGTACGAGGCCGCCTGGCAACTGCCGGTGGACTGTGTGCGCGTGATCGGTGCGACGGTGGACGCCAGAAACCTCACCGACTTCATCCGCCACGGGCGCTTGCTGCTCACCGCGGACTTCACCGCGCTGAGGCTGGAGTATGTTTCCAATGCGGTGCCGATTTCCCAGTGGGATTCTCTATTCGTCGAGGCGCTCGTGCTCAAGCTGGCCGCCAAGATCTGCGATGATGTGACCCAGAACCCTGCCAAGGCGCAGGAATGCAACTCTGAGCTCGAGTCTCTGGCACTACCTGCGGCCCAGACCGCGGA